ATACGACCAATAGTTAAACAAGTCGTTACCAAATTAACGAAAAAGAAGGTAAAATAATAATCCGTAGATAAGTTTAATGCCCGTGACTTGTCTACTGTAATTTGTGAGTGTGTGGGATAACTTGATTTGGTGGGATACTAACTTCAATATCTTGACAGGTCAAAGCACTTGGTGTGCCCTCTTTAAATTTAGCTCCTAACTTTGCTTGTTTTGCACACATCTCTAAACGATATAAACTAATCTCCATTTTAGTTTTCTTAATTAGTAGTCTTTGAGCTTCAATATTTACTGCTGTTGCTTCATGGCAAAGGGTTGGTGATTTTCCCAATGGTATGTTTAGTTGAGCCGAAATTCCGTAATTTAAATTAAAATTGTCCTTCTCAAATCTTGGTATTTCAGAGTAGTACTTTATTTCTCCAGTATCTTCGTCATAGATTGGTGTCCTCGTAATGTATTCTTTGGGTCGTGCGAAAGACCAACTATCCGTTACATAAGGTGTAATTGTAAGGCTAGGAGATGCACAGACAATACCTTGACTCATTTTGAAAGAAGGCATGGCTGATGGTGTAATCATCGTGGCATTGTTGTTAACGACCCCTTGAGCATTACTACTTGGCGAGGCCACTGTAGTGTTTGCAAGGGTTTTGACAGGACAAAGAAATAAAGCTATTGCCCAAATGTAGTTGTAGTTTCTGTGGTTGTGCTTGTGGTTATTTGACGAGTTATTGAGGTTACTGTGTCTAATCCTGGAGTAATTAATGTTTCTTGAAGAGAGAAAGCTGCTCCATCGTTTACGATTCCCCAACGTGGTATAGCTTCTAAGTTTGGTGAAGTCCAATTAAAATTTACTCCCCCGACTGTCTGTTCATTCGTAGTCGTAGGAGTAGGGTTGATATATCCCGTTTCAGATTTGATATTATGTCCTGATGCTGAGTAGGA